CAGAAAGATCTAAAGAATAATAAGGATCATTCCCATTTCAGTTATGAAACGGATTCTGTGTATATGTTCTGTCACACGGCATTAGAGTTAAATTCTTCATAAAAACATTATGATAATGTTTTAGAATAATTTGTGAATAATAGTCAGAAATAGCTATTATTCGCTCTTTTGCTTCGGCGTCATGTACAACAGAGAGTTTCCCAGTAAACTCATGTTTTGATAAAGAACTTGAGGTATACTTAGGTATTGGAAGACCTTTAGCATCATTGCTATCAGACTCCATACCCTTAGGTATAACAGGAAATTCATCTAACATACTGTTACGAACAGGAATAATCCAATTGTCTACAAAGAAGTCAGAACTTAAGGTTCTCATATAATCGAGTTGTTTATCAGTAAGAAATCTTACTGTTGAAGCAACTGATATACATGATGGTCCGTGAGGACCAGCTTTAAGATTGATATCAAAGTCGGCAGGCGAATTATCTTGTTTAAGAAATTCTAGAGAAAAATCCTTGATAAACAACTTTACGAAGAAAGCTGGGACAGTATAAAACTGTTCTGGCCCCTTCTTTTGTATTGTTGATATATCTAAAGGAAATGACTCATCAACTTTTGGACTAATAGCTTTAGAAATGTTAAATAGTGTAAGACAAAATCTTATACTATCAACTTTCTTAGAGTCTATAAAATCCTTAAGGAATAAGAATTTCTTTGGGAAACCTTTATGTGTTGACACAAAATGGCTATTTACATATATAGGTCTACCACAAAGATAACGGGTTACAAGTAACCTACTTTGTTTTAGATACTTAATAGTAAATAAAGTACCATTACGTTTTAACATATAAAAAATGATTTTAAACATTCTTTTAATGCATTTAATATCGTGGGATGTAAACAACTGTTTACATAACCTTACAAGGATAACATAAATATATTTATTTATCATTTATTTTATTTTTGTATTATTAAGTTCATTTGAGTCTTTCGACCAAGGCTGAGGACCTTCTTCTCTACACATTACAACAATTATTATTATGTTCGGTATTAATGTAATCTTATCTTAACACAAGATAACTTTTACATTAGTAACCAACGGACAACTTCATGTGGATTTAAACCCATTTAGAAGGTGCCTGTCAACTCATTACTTACCTTTCGGTAATTAGTGTGTTAAGG